GCGGAACAGCGCCTGCGGGCCGAGGAAACGGCGCTGGAGCGCGCCGCGGAAACCGAGGACCGGTCGCGCCACGCGGCAAAGTCCGATGACCCGGACGCGCTGATCGGTTTCCGGTCGTGGCTGATGGGGTCGCGCGGGACCGATCCGCATGCCGAGGCGTTCCGCGCCCTGTCGGCGGGGGTCAACACCGAGGGCGGCTACCTGGTCGCGCCCGAGGCCTTTGTCACCGACCTGATCAAGGCGGCGGATGACATGGTATTCATGCGTCAGCTGTCGACCAGCTACCAGATCGCCACTGCCGCCTCTCTGGGGGCGCCGGAGCTGACGGCCGATCCGGCGGATTCGGACTGGACCACCGAGCTGCAGACCGGGTCCGAGGACGGGACCATGAAGTTCGGCAAGCGGTCGATCTATCCCAGCCCGCTGGCCAAACGCATCAAGGTCTCGAATGACCTGCTGCGCAAGTCGGTGCTGCCGGCGGAAAACCTGGTCCGCGACCGTCTGGCGTACAAGTTCGCGATCACCGAGGAAAAGGCGTTCCTGACCGGCACCGGCGACAAGCAGCCGCTGGGGGTGTTCACCGCCTCGGCCAACGGGATCTCGACAGCGCGGGACGTGGCGACCGACAACACCGCGACGGCCTTTACCTCGGACGGTCTGCGCAATGCGAAATACGCGCTGAAGGCGCAGTACCAGGCCAATGCCTCGTGGGTGTTCCACCGCGACGGGGTCAAGATGCTGTCCAAGCTGAAGGACGGCGAGGGGCAGCATCTCTGGCAGCCCGGCCTGCGCGACGGCGATCCCGACACCCTGCTGGGCCGTCCCGTCTACATGTCGGAATACGCGCCGAACACCTTCACCACCGGGCTCTACGTCGGGATGATCGGCGATTTCTCGCACTACTGGATCGTGGATTCGCTGGCGATGCAGATGCAGCGCCTGGCCGAGCTGTACGCCGAGACCAACCAGACCGGGTTCATCGCCCGCAAGGAAACCGACGGCGCGCCGGTGCTGGCCGAGGCCTTTGCCCGGGTCAAGCTGGGCTGATGAGAGACCGGCGTTCGCCGCTGATGGCGAGCGCCCCGCAACTCTGACCGGCCTGGCCGGTCACAACCGGGAAAGGAGAGACCCATGAACCCGGCACTTTACCAGGACGTGGATATTCGCGAGGTCGGCGCGCCGATCGCCGCGGGGTCCAGCATCGACGGCAACTCGGACCGCATCGACATGGCGGGCTACGAGGGCGTGATCTTTGTCGCGCCGATCACCGACAGCGCCGATACCGGCGTCGCCACGCTGACCGTCGAGCAGAACAGCGCCGACAGCGACAGCGGCATGGCCGCGCTGTCGGGGGCCGTTGCCACCGCGACCAGCGGCGCAAACGACGATCTGAACGGCCAGTTGCTGATCGTCGAGGTGCATCGCCCGCGCGAACGTTACGTGCAGGCGGTGCGCACATCTGGCGTTGCCAACATCGCCTACGGCACGGTGACGGCGATCCTGTACGGCGCGCGCAAGAAGCCGATCAGCGATCACTCGACCGTGCTGGCCAGCGCGACGGTCACCTCTCCGGCGGAGGCCTGATCCATGGCCAGTGCAACCGTCTACATGGAACAGGGCGGCGGCAAGCAGGTCGTCGCCTCGGGTGGTGAGATCGAGGTGCAGGATGGCGGATCGGTGGCCCTGGGCGCGTCGGTCACGCTGTCGATCTCGGGCACCAACGTGCTGCTGACCGGCCTGCCGACATCCGACCCGTCGGTCGCGGGCGCGCTCTACCTCGACAGCAGCGTGCTGACCGTGAGCGCGGGCTGATGCGGGTTCGCATCCTGAAACTTGGCGCAGGCCCGGAGGGTGTCATGACCCCCGGGGCTGTGCTGGACCTGCCGCAAGAGCGCGCCCTTGCCATGCTCGCGGACAAGGCGGCCGAGGCGCTAGACCCGCCCCGGGTCGCCGCGCCCGAGCGGGCGGTCGACCAGACGAAGGAAACCCGAGATGACCCAGCGCCTCAAACCCGTGCGAACAGTGGCACCCGCCGCCGCGCTGCTGGATCTGGACGTGGTAAAAAGCGCGGTTCGGATTGATCACGACGACGACAACGAGCTGATCTTTGCGCTGATGCAGGCGGCGGAACAGATGCTGGACGGTTATGCCGGGATCCTGGGGCGACCGCTGATCACGCAGACATGGCGCGAGGATTTCGCCCAGTTCAGCTATCGCCTGCCGCTGCGGTTGCGCGATGTGCAATCGGTCGCCTCGATCACCTATTACGACGCGGACAACGTGCAGCAGACGGTGGACGCCTCGGACTACCGGCTGCACGAATCCGCCTGCGGGGCCTACCTGGTGCAGCGCGAGGGGCAAAGCTGGCCCTCGGCCTATCCGCGCGAGGATGCGGTTTCCGTCACCTACCTGTGCGGCTTTGGCGATGCGGCCTCGGACGTGCCGCAGCCGATCCGCCGGGCCGCGACGATGCTGGTCGGTCACTGGTTCGACGCCCCCGAAATGGTGGGCGCCAAGGCGTTTGGCGGGTTGCCGCCCGCGGTGCGGGCGCTGCTGACGCCCTACCGCACGGTCCGGGCCTTTTACACATGAGCGCCGGGCGCCTGGCCAAAAGCCTGATTTTCGAGGCCGAGGGCAATGTGCCGGACGGCCACGGCGGGTTCACCATCGACTGGCTGGAGCGGCACCGCTGCCATGCCCGGCTGGCCTACCATCGCGGCGGCGAGGCGGTCGAGGCGGCGCGCCTGCGCGGCGCCAGCATCTACAAGGTGCGGATCCGGTCCTGTGCCGCCGCCCGCGCCATCAGCCCCGAATACCGGATGCGCGATGCGCGCCGGGGCACGATCTACAACATCCGCGAAGTGGACGCGATCAGCGATCGCGCCTGGATCTACATTCTCGCCGAATCCGGCGTGGCAACATGAGGACCTGACCCATGACCCTGACCGCAAGCCTGCTGGTGCAACTGGAGGCGACGCAGCGCGGCTCCAGTGACTACGGCACCGACAAGTTCACGCCGCAAATCAAGGCGCTGATCGCGCTGACCGATGGCACCAGCGCCAACCAGGCCGACATCCTGTATGCTCGGGAGAGGACCGTCGCCAGTGCCAGCAACGACGACATCGACCTCGCGGGGGTGTTGTCGGACGTCTTTGGCGCGACGATCACCGCGGCCGAGATGGTCGGCCTGCTGGTCATCAACAAGCAGATTGACGGCACCGCCAACACCACCGACCTGACCATCGGCGCCGGGTCCAACCCGTTCCTCGGGTTCCTGGGCGGCACCACGCCGACCCTCGGCCCGATCAAGCCCGGCGGCGTGGTCTGCATCGCCGCGCCGGATGCGGCGGGCATCGGCACCGTCACCGCCAGTTCTGCGGACATCCTGCGCATCGCCAACAGCTCGGGCGCGGCGGCCACCTACCAGATCGCCATCCTCGCGCGCAGCGCATGATCGAGGCGCTGGTGTGGGATTTCCTGGTGCCGGTCCTGGTCAGCGTGGCCACGACCGTCGTCATGGTGGTCTGGGTGCTGTGACATGAGCGCCAGCACCGCCCTGCAGGATGCCGTGATCGAGGCGCTGCGCAGTGACATCGGGGTGGTCGCCCTGGTCGGCCTGCGGTCGTATGACGTGCCGCCCTCTGACCCGGTCTATCCCTTCATCAGCCTCGGACCCAGCGACATGTCGACCGGGCGGCAGGACGGATACCGCAGCTGGGTCGAGACGGTGCAGGTGGATTGCTGGACCGAGGACCAGCGCCGCCGCCAGCCGGTCAAGGCCCTGCGCGACGCGGTGATCGATGCGTTGGACCAGGCCAACCTCGACCTGCAGGGCTATGGCCTGTCCAGCCTGGACCTGGTGTTCAGCCGGGTCATGGATGATCCGGACGGCATCACCAAACACGCCGTCCTGCAGTTCACCGCACAGGTGACGGGGGTCTGAGGCGCGCGTCAGTCGCAGATCTCGGCGTTCAACCTCGAGGTCTTGTCCCGCGCGGTTTTCCCGGCCTCGACCAGGCGCCGCAGGTTCACCGCCATCTGGCTGGCGGTCGCGCCGCCGGTGTCCAGCAGGCCGGCGGCCTCGGTCGTCTTGGCCTCCCATGTGCGCAACATGAACTGATCGACGCTCCATGCCGCGCAGGCGGCCGCAAGGCGCTGGTCCGTGGACAGATCGGCGGTGGCCGGGGTGGCGATGATCAGCGCCAAAGCAATCGGTTTCATCGGAGAGCGTCCCTTGTCGGTCGATACATCGAAATTCACGCGCAAGATGCGGCAGATGGAAACCCTTGTCCATGATCGCCTGACGGCGGCGGTCGAACGCTGGGCGGGCCGCCTGGTGACCGATATGCGCGCCATCCTGGCGGTCAGCTGGCCGGCGCTGGCCGACAAGGTCGAGATTGACTGGACCTGGGGCGAGGCGCCCGCCGGGGCCATCACGATCGGCAAGGCGGGCCGCACCGAATACGACCAGATCACCGTGACGGTCTACGCCCGCGCGCGGTCGGGCAGCGGCATCAGCGCCGCCTGGTTCGAATTCGGCACCGCGCCGCGCTTCAGGCACGTCGGTCGACGCGCTGCCGGGCGCCGGACCAGAATAGTCGGCAGGAATGCCGGTGGTTACACCGGCCAGATCACCGCCAACCCGTTTTTCTTCCCGGTCTACCGGGCCAACAAACGCCGGATCATCAGCGGCCTGCGCAGCACGCTGCGCACCGCGATCCGCAAGATCAACGCCTCTTGACGCCCTTGGGCAAGGCATCGCGACACGAAGGGGATTCCTGATGGCCATCGCACCCACCGCCGATTTCGACGAGCTGATCATCGAGGTCGAGTTCACCGCCGGCAGCGGCACCTATGTCAGCGTCTGCGGCATGTCGGATTACACCGTCACCCGCACCAACAGCCTCGGTCAGTCCGAGGTGCTGGACTGCGCCGACATCAGCCTGCCCGCCTACATCAAGAAACACGTCCAAAGCCAGGACGTGACGATTTCGGGAACCGGTCAATGGGCGCTGACCAATCACCAGCAGATGTACGAGTGGTGGAGCACCGGCGCGACCAAGAACGTGCGCGTGCGCAACACGATGGTGACCGACAACGGCACCAGCGGCGACACCGAGATCGAGACGATCCCGATGATCCTCGAAAACCTCAGCAACGAGCGGTCCAAGTCGGCGGGCGTCATCAGCGCCTCGGTGCAGTTCTCGCGCAATGGCGCGACGACGGTCACTGAACTGTCCTGATGCAGCCCGTCACGATCACCTGGCCGGGCGGCACGCATCCGTTCCGCCTGCGGCTGGGGGAGTTGCGCGCCCTGCAGACCGCGCGCGACGCCGGGCCCGAGGAAATCTTCAACCGGCTGCGGGCCGGGCGCTGGCAGGCCGACGACCTGGTGCAGGTGTTGCGCTGGGGGCTGGTCGGCGGCGGCATGGCATCGGACAAGGCGGCGCAGCTGGTCACGCCGCTGATCGACCTGCATCCGTTGAGCGAGTTCAAGATCCCCGCGCTGTATGTCCTCTCGGCGTCGCTGTTCGGGGTCGAGGATGACCCAGTGGGGGAGGACGCGGGGGCAGCGGAGACGCCCCCGGAAAGTGGAAGTTCTCCGAGTTCTACGGGGCGGGCGCCGTGATGGGTTTCACGCCGGCGCAGGTCGACGGGATGAGCGCCTGGGAATTCACCGCCTGCGCGGCCGGTTTCGCCCGCGCCCACGGCGGTGGCGGTGAAGGCACGGGGCGGGAAATGAGTGTTGAGCGCATGCGCGACCTGGGGCTGTTGTAGTGGCTGACGAAGACCTTCTCATTCGCGTCGGGCTGACCGAAAAGCAGTACCTGGCGGCAATCAAGCGGCTGGAGGCGCAATCGGTCCGCGCGGCCAATGGTGTCGACAAGGCCTTTGCCAAGCAGAACCGAAACTTTGTGCGCGGCGCGCAGCAGGCCAACAAGGCCGCCGGCGGTTTCGCCAATGGCGGATTGCGGCAGATCGGCATGCAGTTGAGCCAGGTGGCCCAGCAGGGCGCCGCGACCGGCGACTATTTCAAGGCGATGTCGATCCAGGCGGCGGACATCGGCCTGGCCTTTGGCGGCATCGGCATCGCGGTCGGCGCGGCGCTGACCGTGCTGGGGCCGTTCGTGGCGGATCTGATCGCGGGCGGCGATGCGGCCGAGGACGTCGAGACCAAGATCAAGGCGCTGTCGGACGCCATGTCGCGGCTGGACGCCGCGCGCAGCGCCAGCGGCCAGGGCCGATCCTCTCTGGTCGATGATTATGGGGCCATGGCCGACCGCGCGCGCGACCTGATCAAGATCGAGCGCGAGATCGCCGAGATCCGCGCGCGCGAGGCACAGCAGGCCGCGACGCGGGCCGTGGGTCAGGGGCTTGGCCTGGGCGGCGTGATCGGGCTGGACCCGGATGAGGTCCGCTTTGCCGAGGTGACGATGAAGGCGCTGCGGATGGAGATCGACCGCCTGCAGCAGTCTGGCCGCGACCTGTCCGACGAGGGGTTCCGAAAGGTCAACCAGCAGATCGTCGAACTGCAGGAACGCGCGGAAAGCCTGCGCAGCGTGTCACGCAATTTCGACGATCTGGCCGACATTCTGGGCATCACCGAACGCGAGGCGCGCGAGGTCGCCGCCCGCTTTGCCGAGATCGAACAGACCGACGGCACCCGTGCCCGGGCTGACGCGATGATCGCGCTGGCCAGCTACATCAACGACGTCAGCGACAACCTTGGCGATGCCGACGAAGACGGGCAGGCGCTGTACGACAGCCTGCTGGACGCCGTGCGCGCGGCGCTGAACCTCTCGGCGGTCGACGTGGCGTCGAGTATCGCGGACGGGGCGGATGAGGCGGGGCGGATGCTGTCCAACCTGCAGGCGGCTGCGGCACAGTTCAACGCCATCTCGCGGCGCGAGTCGAAAGTCTACAGCGGGCGCGGTGGCGATCCGCGCGATTTCATGGACGGGGGGTCGCAGTCCGGCGACAACTACCGCGCCAGCATGGACTACACGCCGATCGATGAGATCATCGCGCGCTATACGCCGTCCGCGCGCAAGGGCCGCAGTGGCGGCGGCGGCGGCGGGTCCAGCGCCGCGGACAAACAGCAGACCGAATGGGCGCGCGAGGCGGCGCGCTACATCGAACAGACCCGCACCGCGCTGGAGGAATACAACGCCGAGCTGCAACTGCTGGAGACGCTGAACGCCAAGGGCTTTTTCTCCGAGGCGCCAGAGGCCTACGCCCGCGCGGTCCAGCAGGTGAACGAGGAATTCCAGCGCGCGCAATTCGAGGACCTGATCGCCGGTATCGACAGCGTGTCCGACGCCATGGCCAACGCCATCGTCAACGGCGAGGACCTGGGCGAATCGATGCGCCAGATCCTGCGCCAGATGGTGGCCGACATCGTCAGCAGCGGCATCCGGCAATTGCTGATGTCGGCCTTTGGCCTGGGCGGCCTGGGTGGCGGCGGTGGCGGGCTGCTGGGCGCGCTGTTCGGCGGCTTTCGCGCGGCGGGCGGGCCGGTGGCGGCGGGCAAGGCCTACATGGTCGGCGAACGCGGCCCCGAGATCATGGTGCCCGGCGCCTCTGGCCAGATCATTCCGAACAACGCCCTGGGCGGCGGGGTCAACATGAAAACCGAGATCATCAACAACACCTCGGCGCAGATCGTCGAGGAATCGGAGACCCGCGCCGACGGCACGCGCCTGCAGCGGTTCATCCTGTCCGAGGCGGTGGCCGAGGGTGCCACCGTGCGCGGCGGCGCCGGGCGGCGCGCGCTGGGGGCCATGGGTGTCCGGCAGAGAAAGACCCTGCGATGACTGTCGCCACCTGGCCGTCCGACCTGCCGCCGCCGGAGCTTTCCGGCTACCAGGACATCCGGCAGAACGCCCGCCGCGCGCGCAGCGACCAGAACGGCCCGCCGCGCTACAGCCGCCGGTTCTCGGCCGTGGCGGAATTTGTCGCGCTGCAGATGACGCTGACGGTCGAGCAACTGGGCATCTTCGAGACATTCTTTGCCGAGACGCTGATCGAGGGGACGCAGCCGTTCTACATGGCAGATCCGTTCCGCGACAACCGCTGGCTGCTGGACAGCGAAGGCGGCATCATCCAGGACAGCGAGGGCCTGCCGATCCTGGTCACGGTCAACCGCCTGTGCCTCTGGGGGGGTGAGCCGCCGTTGATGGTGCCGCGCGGCATGAATGACGCGCGCGTCAGCTTTGCCCTGAGTTTCCTGCCATGAGTGTCCTGTCATGAGCCGGACCCTGTCCCTGACCGCCCGCAGCCACGGGCAGGCGGCACAGCCCGAGGATGTCGAGGTCGTGCTGATGCAGTTCGACCATGACGATCTTGACGCGCCGATCCGCATTTCCAGCGACCCGACCGAACGGCTGTCGACCGAGCCGCTGCGCTATGGCACGCGGTCCAGCTGGAACGGCACCGACCCGCAGGCCGCGCCGTTCTATTTCCTGGCGGCCGGGTTCGAGCTGCCCGGCGACCAGGAGGACGCGCCCGCCGCGGTGCGCATCGTGCTGGACCTGTTCGACGCCACGCTGGTGACGCTGTTGCGCTCGGTCTCGACGCAGGGCACGGCGCACCTGGCGATTGTCTTTGCCGCCTCGCCGGACACGGTCGAGATCGAGTTCCGCGACCTGCGGATCACGACGGTCGAATACGGCGAGCAACTGGTGATCACCTGCAGCCGCCGCCCGATCGAGGAAGAGGGCGTTCCGGCCATCCGCATGACCAAAGACCGATTCCCGGGGCTGTTCCCGTGACCGGTTCTGTCGACTGGGGCCGCTACGTCGGCTTGCCGCACCTGGATCATGGCCGCACCCGCGAGGGTGTCGATTGCTGGGGCCTGCTGCGGCTGGTCTACGCCGAGGAATTCGGCATCGATCTGCCCGACTACCTGTCGCGCTGTCCGGGGCTGACCGAGCGGGCCGAACTGTCGGCCCTGATCGGCGCCGAACGGGACGCGGGCGGCTGGCAGGATGTGGACCGCATCGCGCCGGGCGATGCCCTGCTGTTCCGGATCGGACCCTACGCCACGCATATCGCGGTGGCGATCAGCCCGCTGCGCATGTTGCATGTGGCGGCCGGGTCGCGGTCGGTGATCGAGCGCATCGCCAGCCCGCAGTGGCGCCGCCGCCTGGTCGGCATCTATCGCCACGGCGGCCCGGTTTCGCCGGTGCGGGTGGTCGAGACGCGCGGCTTGCTGCCCGAGGTCGCGGGGCGCCGCCGCTTTGACCTGGCCCCCAGCGGCACCATCGCCGAAATCGTCGCGGAGATGATGCCGGGCGCCAGCGACGCGGCGCTGGACCGGGTGCGCGTGACGATGATCAACGGCGACAGCTGGGCGGTGGTCCCGCGACGCTGGTGGCCGCATGTGCGCCCGCATGGCGGCACCGTGGTCACGGTCCGCATCGTGCCGGGCCTGGGCACGCTGGCGATCAACATCGCGCTGTTCCTCTCGGCCAACACCGCCCTGCCTGCGCTGGCGATCAACGCGCTGGCCATTGGCGCGGCGGTGGCGGTGGGGGCCCTGGGCGTTGCGGCGCTGAACGCCCTGATCCGCCCGCCGGAACTGCCGGACGGCCCGCCGGACCCGGAACAGAGCTACAGCCTGCGCGGCTGGCGGAACCAGGCGATCCCGGGTGAGCCCGTGCCCTGCCCGATGGGGCAGATCCGCGTCGCCCCGGTCTATGCCATGCAGCCCTTTCAGGAGGTGGTCGGAGATGAGCAATACATCCGCGCGCTGTTCTGTTTCGGGATCGGTCGGCTGGACATCTCGGAGCTGAAGATCGGCGAAACGCCGATCGAGGAGTTCGATTACGTCGAATATGAACTGCGCGAGGGCGCGCCGGGCGACGATCCGGTGACGCTGACGCCGATCCAGGTGCTGGAACAGCCGGAAAACATCGAGCTGCTGTACACCTACCCGCTCGACAGCGCGGGCAACCCGGATATCGGCGCGGGGCTGGAGGAAAGCCCGATCACCCGGACCCTGGCCAGCAATTCCGTGCGCGCCGGCGTGGTGCTGAGTTTCCCGGCGGGGCTGTTCCGTCTGGAGGACGATGGCCGCATCAAGACCTGGGGCATCTCGGTGCGCATCCGACAGCGCCCGGTCGGCGGATCCTGGACCACGGTCGAAACGCTGACCTACTACGGCCAGCAGACCGGGGGCTTTTTCCGGCAGTACACCTGGGATCTCGGGGCGCGCGGCGACTACGAGATCGAGGTCACCCGCGTGTCCAGCAGCACCACCGACCCGAAATACTCTGACACCTGCTACCTGACGGCGATCCAGAGTTATCGGCCGGAGTACCCGATCGCGACGTCCGAGCCGCTGGCGCTTTGCGCCATCAAGATCCGCGCCGGGCACCAGTTGAGCGGCACGCTGGACTCGCTGAACGCGGTGGTCACGCGCTACGCGCCGGATCATGCCAACGGGGCCTGGCCGGACCAGCAGACCCGCAACCCGGCCGCGCTCTACGTCCTGGCGCTGCAGGGGGCCGGTACGCCGTTTCCGGTGCCCGATGCCTCGATCGACTGGGACACGCTGGCTGACTGGCATGAATTCTGCGAGATCAGGGGCCTGACCTATGACCGCGATCAGCGGGCGTTCCACAGCCTGCTGTCGCGGCTGCGTGACATCGCCGGGGCGGGCCGCGCCGCGCCCTGGCACGACGGCGCGCGCTGGTCGGTCCTGATCGACCGCCCGGCCGAGGCCGAGGTGGATCACATCACGCCGCGCAACAGCCGGAATTTCACCGGATCGCGCACCTACCTGGATGCGCCCGACGCGGTCCGGGTGCGGTTCCGCGACCGCGACAACGGATATGCCGACAGCGAGATCGTGGTGCCCTGGCCGGGCAATCCCGGCCCCTATGACGTGGTCGAGCAATGGGACATCCCGGGCAAAACCGACGGCCGCGAAATCCAGCGCGAGGTTTACCGCCAGATGCAGGTGGTGATCCAGCGCCGCGACCGCTGGACCGTGGAACAGGACGGCGCCCTGCGCGTGGCCACCCGGGGCGACTGGGTGCGGCTGTCGCATTACGTGCTGTCGGACACGCAGTATTCGGGCCGCGTGCTGTCCTCGAATGGCGCGCTGGTGGTGCTGGATGAGGCAGTGACCATGGAAGCGGGCGGCAGCTACGCCATCCGGTTCCTGGATTTCGACGGCGCGGACACGGTCGGGCAATCGGTGCTGTCGGCGGTGCAGACGGTCCCGGGCGAGACGCGCACGTTGCGGGTGACCGGCAGCGCGGTGCCGGCGGCGGGCGCCCTGGTGCAATTTGGCCCGGCGGGGGAAGAGGCCGAGCGCGCTCTGGTGCTGGCTGTCGAGCCGGGGCAGGATTTCGCCGCGACGCTGACCCTGACCAACGCCGCGCCGCAGATCGACACGCTGACCGATGCCTTCATCCCCAGCGACTGGAACCCGATCGTCGGCGAGATCGTCGACGTCGGCGTCGACCCGGGCGCGCCGGTCTTTGCCGGGATCCGCACCACCGGGGCCGAGGGCGAATACGGCACCGACGCGCGCAGCCTGCTGGTGAGCGTGTCGGCGGCCGCGACCGAGGCGGCGCTGATTTCCGGCTTCGAGCTGGACCACCGCCTGCAGGGCGCGGGCAGTTGGACCACGGTCGCCGCCACCGGCGCACCGGTGCAGGTCGAGCTGAGTTACGACACCGGCGACGTGGTCGAGCTGCGCGCCCGTGCCGAGGATTTCGACGGCGATTTCGGCGACTACACGTCAACGGAGACCTTCACGGTCGGATCGGATGCGGCGGCCCTGGCGGCGACGCCGAACCTGGCCACGCTGTCGGTCACGGCCGGCCTGGGGGTGGCCAATGTCACCCTGTCGCATTCGGACGCGAACACGACGCGGATCCAGATTTTCCGCACGGCGGACGGCGCGGGGCTGGACACGGACACCGACACCGTCGGCGCGCCCGTGTCGGTTCTGTCCGGGCAGACGGTCGGGTTCGTCGACGGCGACTCGACCCGTGTCGATCTGCTGGCGGCCAGCTGGACGGCGGGCAGCGGCTGGGGTGGCACGACCCTGCCCAGCACCGCGACGCCCGGTGCGGCCAGCGCGCTGGAACAGGCGGTCAGCCTGACCAACGGCGAAACCTATCGCGGGCAGATCACGATCTCGGGCCGCACGGCGGGGTCCGTCACCGTCGAGATGACCGGCGGCGCGCCCGAGGTCAGCAGTTCCGCGATCACCGACAACGGCCAGACCCTGTTCAGCCTGGACGCGGATGGCGGGAACACGACCTTCGCCGTGACCAAGACCAGCGATTTCGACGGCACGGTCGAGAGCGTGACGCTGTTCCTGGAGACCGCCGCCAGCGCCCCGCAGGGTGTCTATGACTACCGTTTTGCCGCGCTCAACATCGACGACATCGGGTCTGCCGTGTCGGGCGCAATCACCGTGACCATCATCTGATTCGAGGCCCCAATGACCACCGGAACCCGCGCCCCCAACCTGGCCGTGATCGCAGATTTTGCCGACGTGATCGGCGTCGACGGCACCGGAACCACCGGGCGGCTGTCCTCGACGGCCCTGGCGACGATTTTGTCGGCGACCGGCCCGGTGGCGGACCGGCTGACGGCGCTGGAAGAGGGCGACGTCGCCTTTGCGGCGGGTGGCCCGGTGGCCTGCGCGACAACGGCAAATATCACCCTGTCGGGCGAACAGACGCTGGACGGCATCCTGACCAGCGCCGACCGGGTGCTGGTCAAGGATCAGACCGACCCGGCGGAAAACGGGCTCTGGGTTTCGGCGGCGGGGGCCTGGGCGCGCGCGACGGACATGGATGCGGCGACAGAGGTCTACGGCACGCTGATCTTTGTCACTGGCGGCACGACGCAGGGCGGATCCACCTGGGGCACCTACAGCAGCGTGACCACGCTGGGCACCGACGCCGTCGAGTGGCGGCAGACCGCCGACACCTCGGCCACCAGCGCGGCGCTGGACCTGAAGGCGGACACGACCGCGACCGAGGATATCGCGCGGGATGTCGCGCAGCAGGAGGCGCAGTCCGACCAGCTGCTGTCGGCGGAATATGTGCTGGAGGTCAGCGACCCGAACAGCGGCATCGTGCTGGCACAGGTGGACTATGACGGGCGCTGGTCGATCCTGCGGGGTGGCGAGGACATCCTGCTGGACGCGGAATATTCCCACGTCACCGCCTCGGAGACGGGGGAGGTGGCCATCGGGCACCGCCACGACGGCGGGTTGACCGTGGGCCCCTACACCTACGGCGCGCTGCTGGATGCGGAGTATATGAGCGTCACCGACGACTACGCGGGCAGCGTGGCGCAGGCGCTGGACCATGCCGGGGTCGATCCGATCCAGCGCAGCCTCAAGGCGTGGTGCGACAGTTCGGGCGCATGGCTGCGGGGGCCGGATGGCACCTCGAGGCTTGTCGTGGCGGGTGCGGAATGCGGCTACATCGGCGGCGGGATGCTGCACATCATCAGCACCGACGGCGACGACTACAGCACGCCGCTGGCGCATGACGTGTCGATCCTGGCGGACACGGTGACCGAGGTACGGCTAATGCTCGGCTATGGCCAGAGCAACATCATCGGCTACAACTCGGGCACCACCTACACCACGACCGTTCCTGTCACCGGGCGGACGGTCATGTGGGAGCGCGGGCCGCGCCCCGCCGGGCATGATCAGAACAGCATCTCGGGTCGCATGATGCCCGATGAGGCGCTGCACGCCTGGGCCGATTTTGTCGAGGTCGAATACGGCGTCGGCGCGGAGACCTGTTTCGGGTCGCTGCTGACGGACTATGTCGCGGATGAAGGCTCGACCGTGGCCCTGCTGGGGGCAACGCTGGGTGTCGGCGCGCAGACCATGCAGGCGATTTCTCCGGGCGGTGCGGTCTGGTCAAACATGCTAGTCCAGGGCGTTGTGCGGGCGCGACTGATGGCGGCGATGGCGGGCAAAGATTTCGTCTGGAATGAGGTCTTCTTTGACCAGGGCGAGGGCAACGTCGCGACGGATACCACTGAGGGTGCTTACCTGGCGCGCATGGGCACGCTGTCCACCGCGCTGGACGCCCTGGCGACGGAACTTGGCACGCTGGACGGCGAGGACGAGGTCGCGTGGTTCTATGCGCAGATGCCCAACTTCCCGTTCTACGGCTACCCGGATTATCCATGGGTGCCGATCGATCAGTTGCAGGCGCATATCAACGATCCGGACACCTTCTGGTGCGTCGGGCCGCGCTATCAGTACGCCTATACGGACAATGCACACATG